GGCCTACGCGAACAATCAGCAACTGGGCTTTGTTAGGCATCCTAGGGTCGTAAATAACGTAGTCGCACCACTTGCGGCCAGTACATGCCATCTGCATTTGCATTTGGGTGTTGTACTTGCTAGCTACTGGGTTCTTGCCGTCAGACCATTTGAGCCAAGCGTCTAATGCTGTGTTGGTGTTTGGGCACTTAATCTCTACTAAGCCATCCTTGCCCACCAGGCCGTCAGGAGACGCGCCACAGCCTGCAATTGTCGGGTGCAGTATGAACCCTACTTCGTCAACCAAAACGTTCGCCTTAGCCTCGTATGCTGCGCGTGCAAAAGGTTCTTGCTCATTACCCCATGCCATCGATGAGTTGCTGTAAGACTCCTCGCGCTGGCCGGTAACTAACTCGCAGACCAACTGTGCCATATAGTTGTCGCGGCTGGCTGAGTAGCCGGATTTGGTCTTGGCCATGAGGTCAGCTACACGACTGGCAGTCACTTGGCCGGTTCTGCACGCCATCCATTCTTTTGTGCCTTGTTCGCTCATGCTGACAACTCCTCTTTGCGTTGGTTCTTTGACGCAATAACGTGAGCCTTGGCCGCATCGTCTGAGCCACAAAACTTAATTGCCTCTGTGTAAACGCTCTTTAGGTCGTCTAGCGTTTGAGCGTGTGCAACGCTATTAAGCGCCAGGTTTAAGTCTTGCTCGCTGATTTGCTTTACCGCTGGCTTGGATGGCTTAGCCTTGGTTGCCGCATTACCATCATCGTCCTCTGCCGCTATGCCGCAAGCCGCCATTACCGAGTAGCGTCTGGCATATGTAAGTGCCGAACCGTATCCCTGGGGGTCTTGTTTGCTAGCAGGCACGTGGAGCTTGCCGCCTCGCAGTGTCTCGCCTGATTCATGCAAGAACACGGTTTCAACTGTCACGCCGGTGCTGTCTTCTGAGGTCTCTTGGTACAGCGCAATGCCATTAGCCAGCAAAGCATCATTGACTGCCTCCATGCAGCCAGCTAAGTCAGCGTAGCGGCTCTTAAAGTGTGGGTTTGTGCTGGTCTTTAGGGCTGGCGCAAATTCACGTTTAGCGGCTACAAAAGCCTGTGCTATTTTTTGCATTTCATTACTCCTAGTATGCGATTTTGATTTCGTCAAAATCTTCAGCGCCAAGCGTCAACTCTTGGCCGTTAATTAAGATGGTGGTCTGATTGCCAGACTCCATCGCATCCTCAAGCTCAATCATCGCGTCGATGTACGCGTCGCTTAACTTGCTGACCAAAGCCGCTAGCTTCTCTGCGCCTTGGTGATTTACCGAATAAAGTTGTCTCATTTCTAACTCCTGTTTGTGTTGCTGACGAGTTTATTTTAACCCAGAAAAAACACGTTTTATCTAGGTGTTTACCCCTATTTACGAAAATAATTTCCTGTACTCACAATTGAGCATGAATACATTAGAAAACTACATTGAAGACCTTGAGGCTCTACTTAGCCGCAAGCCCACTACAGACGAGGCGGCCATCCATTGGCTGCACGCTGTCATTGCTGATGCGACAACTGCGAGGTACAAACTTATCTCAGAGCTTTACCCAGTGGGGTGCAGTGACTAACGTATAATGGTTTGAAAGACGCTTGGCGGCGTTTCACAGTGGGGTTACACATGAAGTCTGCTGGTACTGTGCCAGTCCGCCAACGCTAGAAATAGCGAGACTTCAGGTGTAGCCCTTTTTTATTGGGTAAAAATGGAAAATTGTATAAATCACACCGGCGCTACTGTTGGCGGTTACGGTGTTTTAAAGAGGTTTCGAAAACTTGTTGGGGCACATCGATGGTCATATTGCATTGATAAAAAGATTCAACTTGATGAAATTAAAGGGCTTGTTGTTATGCACATTTGTGACAACAGACTTTGCATAAACCCAAAACATCTTTTGCTCGGCACTCATGCTGATAATTGTGCGGACAAAGTAAAAAAAGGAAGGCAAGCTAGAGGCGAGAAGCAAGGGAACAGTAAACTAAAAAACCACCAAGTTGTTTTAATAAAGTATCTTTTTACAGTTGGCGCAACAAACGTTGCAATTGCAAAAGAATATGGCGTTTCAACAATGTGCATAAGCAGAATTAGAAGTGGCAAAACTTGGGGGTTTTTATGAATTACTATCCTTTTCACCTTGGTGACTATGCTTCACACACTGGGCACTTAGAGCCAATGGAGGACTTGGCGTATAGGCGGCTGATAGATGCATACTATTTGCGCGAAGGAGAACTACCAGTTTCCGTGGCTGAAGTTGCAAGGCTTGTAAGGTTAAAAGATTATCAAGAGGTTTTGCAAGCGGTCTTAAATGAATTTTTTGAGCTTACAGACGAAGGTTGGTTTCATGGCCGATGCGAAAAGGAAGTTTTGCGTATGCAGGACAAGCAAGCGAAAGCCAAGGTGTCTGCACAAGCATCGGTTGAAGCACGTAAAGCGAACGCTCAACGTCCGTTTAACGAACGCTCAACGGACGTTAAGCTACCAACACCAACACCAACACCAACACCAACACCAACACCAACACCATTAACCAAAGATAAGACAGCAACACGCGGTGCGCGGTTGCCAGCAAACTGGAAGCCTGATTCTGAACTTGCCGAGTGGTCAAAGACAGAGCGGCCAGACCTTGATTTGCGCAAAGTTTTTGCAGAGTTCACGGACTACTGGAATTCGGTAGCTGGCGGCAAGGGTGTCAAGCTAGACTGGAACGCGACTTGGCGAAACTGGGTTAGAAGTCAGAAAGTTGAAAAGCAATCTTTTGCACAGCAATCTGCTGACGTTGTGAGGAATACTGTTGCAATTTCACCTTCATACGATTCAGCTTTGAGGCAGATAGAGCTTGACCGCAAAACGGCTGTGCCTATGCCTGCAGACATAAGGGCAAAAATCAACGCAGTATTGAGGAAAGCATGAACTATTACACAGCAAGAAAAATACTTGATTTGGTGCGTGAAGGTAGGGATTACCCTGTATTCATAATCAACCAAGCGTTGTACATTATTAGTGAGCTTACAGAGGAAGAATATGAAAAAACAAAGCAAATACAAGCCTAAACCTGTCTTAGTCAACCCGTTGGCTTTTGTGATTGAAAGCATCACACCAGTTGCAAAGCATGAAGGCTCTCTGTTGAACCTGAAGTTGAAGAACCACAATGCCCTGGCAATGCTTGTCAAAGGTGAGGCAAGACGAAAAGAGCTGGATGTACTGATAAGCGCTCTAAACACGTGCGAGGCGCTAGTTCTGATGGGGTTTGGTACTGAGTATGCTTTTGTTGCAAAAAACGGTTTAGACGCGCTTCTAGAGGTCTGCAAACGCGGTATGAGGACAGACCACTACATCTTGAAGGGTGCTGAGATGCAAACATTGGACGAGGCAATGCAATTACACGACAAGCAATTAGAAATCGTAACGGTGGGCGAGTTAGATAGGTCGCAACGTATTGTCCGCGATGTGCTGAGGTCGAAAAAGGTAAAAGTTATAAACGATAAGGAGAAAGTGAAATGAGCAATGGATTTAGGAGTTTTTCACCCGCTAAAGAAAACGCATATGCATTATCAGCAAAGACGGAAAATGAGCGTTTTATGCACTCCAGGCCGCAAATGTGCCTAAGGTGTCAAAAGGATAAATACCTGAAAGGCGGAAGCATTCGGTTTATCGGAACGTTTCGCAAGTTTATTTGCAAAGACTGCGTAGATGCTAAGCAACAGGAGAAGAACACATGACTAATTTAGAAGTTATTAAGCCATGCCCATTTGATGGGAACCAGCCAGAAATGAAACATAAGGATGGTTCATGTGCATATTCCCCTAGGCAATACTATATTTCCTGCGGCTGCGGTTGTAGTTCACCCAAATTTGACGATGAAAAATGGACAAAAAGAAAGGGAACCATTAGTATTTCCGACGAGGCGAAACAGTCTGCGTTACTTTGGTGGAACAGGAGAAACACATGAACGAACGAATTAATACACATAGACAGCAACAAAGAGGACACATGATGATCGAATACACAGTCCAAATTTACGAACGCCGCACAGAGTGGTATCTCAACGGTAAACTTCATCGCGTAGAGGGGCCAGCGATTGAGTGGTCTAATGGTGATAAGGAGTGGTATCTTAATGATAAAAGACATCGCGTAGAGGGGCCAGCGATTGAGTGGTCTTATGGTGATAAGTCGTGGTGGTTGAATGGACTACTGCATCGTGAGGATGGCGCAGCTATTGAATGGGCCAGTGGTCACAAGGAGTGGTTCCTGAATGGCGTTAGAGTGACCGAAGCTGAAGTAATGAGCCCCGTCAAACAACCACACAAGCCTTGGGTAGGGCTAACCGAGGAGGAGGTGGAGCAGATTGTTGATGGAAACACGCTTGGCTCAGGCTACCAATTCTGGTGTAGCGGTAAGGGTGTTGCTGAGGGAGTTGAGGCATTATTAAAGGAGAAGAACACATGAACATAGAAAAAGTTATTGAACTGGCGCGTGACGCAAAGCTACCGCACTACTACCAGACAAGTGATATAAATCTAGACGCGCTTGAAAGCTTTGCTAAGTTGGTCGGGCGCTATGCGGTAAAGGCAGAGCGTGAGGAAATAGCATTGGAGTTTGAGAAGCGACATGAAGGTGTTAAGCACTTAAACAACTACTGGTTACATGCCGCAAAATATGTCATGGCAAGAGGCAGTGCTTAAGCTGCTACTGGCTCTGTTGATGTTGCCTTCATCAGCATTGGCTGTGCCTTACTCTAAGCAAGCTAAATGTTTGGCTGACAACCTGCACTACGAAGCAAGGGGAGAGAGCCTGGCTGGCATCAGAGCTGTGGCCTCGGTGGTCTTAAACAGGGTCGCAAGTAAGCGCTGGCCAAACTCAATCTGCAAAGTGGTTTATCAAAGCAAACAGTTTAGCTGGGCAAACGATTACAGGGCTAGAAACCCAAAGCTAGTGGCATACACGCAGAAGGTGCAACGGGTTGTTGCTAAAGCAATCGCAGGCCGGTTAAAGGACAACACGCGAAGGTCAACGCACTACCATACCCTGGCCGTTTATCCCAAGTGGGCGGGCAGACTTGAGATGACAGAGGTCATTGGTTTCCACGTTTTTTATAAATACCACAGGAGAAAAAAATGAACGCAGAAAAAGAAATTAGAAGAACTAACGCATGGCTACAACGCCGCGTAATGGCAAGCAAAATACCGGTAGACGCAGAGCCATACATCAATTACCAACATCAAAGCCCGCAGCGCTGGCGCAATGTTTTAGTAAAACTATCGGTTGTGGCGGTAATTCTGTTTGCAGTAGGGCTTGTCACTTGCGGGTTAATTACACTCAACTTATGGCTTGCTATATGAAAAAAGAATCAATACCAAATGCTTTCACAATGTTTATTGGGAAAAGTATTATTAGCGATGACACAAGTTTTAGACGTTCCAGAGCTGGAACTGTCGGTGGTAAAGCTAGGTCAAAGAATTTAAATGGCGATGGGATACAAAATGTCCATCAACTTAAAGTCAATTCAAAACTCACAGAAAAGCAAAAGCGTTGTCTTTAATTCCCTGGGGCACAAAGAAAGAGCAAGCCGAGCGCCGAGTGCAACAAAGCATCGAGTCTAAAAGGTCACAACAGGCCGCTGACGAGGGTTTAGCTCGCGAGTTGGTGTACAGCTACAAGTGGCAAGCTGAAAAAGCGCCAGAGTGGTTTAGGGGTGTGATGGATAAATTGGCTAAAAAATACGGCCAAAAGTACGCGGATGATATTAGGGCGCTAATGACATTGGAGAAAAACAGAAAATGAAAATAACGCTACACAATGCGCAACAGGCGCACCAGGTGGTAACGGACATTTATCAAAAGATGAAGCCCCACTTTATGGGGGGTAAAAAATTTACATTGGAAGTCACAAGCGAGACTCGCAGCCAGCCACAAAATGAGATGTACCACGCAATTATTGGCCAGATTGCAAAGCAGGCAAACCATGCGGGCGCTAAGTGGGATGGCGAAAGCTGGAAACGGTTTTTGATTGACCAGTGGGCAAGCGAGACTGGCAGGTCAGTAGGTAAGGTAGCGCCCAGCTTAGATGGCCAAAGGGTAGTTCAATTGGGCTTGCAGTCGCGCAAATTCAATAAGGCAGACGCAAGCGAGTTCACAGAGTGGCTCATTTGCTGGGCAACAGACAAAGGTTTTGAGGTGGGCGAATGAAAACAAAGAAGTGCAAGGTATGCAAAGATACTTTTCAACCAGCCAGGCCGCTACAGACATGTTGCAGCCCATCGTGTGCTATGCAACTGGTCAAGGCGGTTAAAGTCAAGAAAGACAAGCAAGAAACAAAATTAAAGCTGGATGCACTGCAAACCAAGCCGCAGTTGGTCAAGAAGGCGCAGGCTGCGTTTAATTCGTACATCCGAGCCAGAGATACAGGCAAGCCTTGCATATCGTGTGACAAGCCTCTAGGAGACACGCCGAACACATTTGACGCGGGACACTACAGGTCGGTTGGTTCAGCGCCACATATGCGGTTTGTTGAGGACAACGTACACGGTCAATGCAAGCATTGCAATAACTGGCTTGGCGGGAACGTTGTCGAGTATCGCAAGCGACTCATAGACAGAATTGGTGAACGCCAACTTAACTTACTCGAATCTGACAGTACGCTAAGAAAGTACACCAAAGAGGGTTTGATTGAGATTGCCAGGCACTACAACGCAGAAGCTAGGCGGCTGAACAAAGACAGGTTACAATGAAGGCTCTTACTCCTAGTCGTTTGTAGCGACTTTAGGCCACTATCACAGTGGTCTTTTTTTTGGTAAAATAATATTACTTTGTTTTAACAATGGGATAAACAATCATGACGACAGATTCTAAAGTCGGGCGACCACGAATTGAAATAAGCGACGAAGATTTTGCAAAAATTGTTTCATTGGCAGAAATTAA